AGTGCAGTTACCATCTTTGTCTAGCTTACTGGCACACACTTCACATCTTTTTATTCTTACTCTCATTTATCATCCTTTTCATTTGGTCTAGTTTTTACAATATCCGTAAATTCATCACCGCTCAAATACCAAAATGGCTTCTTGCCATCTTCGTACTGAAATTTGGCAAAGTCATCAGGGTGTGTCGCCAAGTGGCTAAACACTCTCAGTATGTTTGTCATGTTTGAGTTGTCCCACTGGTCACATTTTCTAGCACGTAGAAAAATCACGATAGGGCATAATAAAACGCCTAAAATTAACGACAATACGCAGATGATTACATAGCTCATTTTTGCCCCCCTTACAGATGATCTGTCGGCGCTACCGTTATCGGCTCGCTTGTTGTGTTCTCGCTTGTTATATTTAGCCTTTCGCGCTCTGCGATCAATTCTTTATACTCCGCCCTTAGGTTTTCAAGCACGGCGTTGTTGCCAATAATTAGAGCATTGCGGATATACTCCTCACACTCTTTTATCTCAGCTTCAATTACTGCTAGCTGTTTAGCTTTTTCATCTATCTCTTGCTCTTTTTTGATTAGCTTGCCGTTTTGTATGAAATTAGCACTTATTTCTAGTGCCTTTTGCCACTCTTCATCTGAAATCTTAAAGCTTGGTTCTGGGATAGTTTCGTGGATTTCATCATCGTAGTATCCTAGTATCGTTTTTTCTTTTTCATCATAATGGGCGTATTTCATAGTTCCTCCTTTTAATGTCCTATTGCAATCCAGTATGCAGGATATGCACTATCTGTATCGGTATTTTGAATAGTGAATTTTTCCTTGAAAAATCCATTAATCTGCACGGAAGTGATAGCGTTGTTCGGACTAGGCAGTCCAGGCGTTGCCACTACCGATAGCGCCCAGTTTGGAAAAACTATAGGGAACATTATCTCTCTTTCTTCTCCTACGCCTAGATTTTGAATTTGTCCCCATTGGAGTATAAGCCCCATTGGCAGTCCAACCCAGCCACTTGCACCTACACTGCCTCTTGAAAGTCCTAGTGACTCCTTGAACTTTGCTAGCGTTGCAAATCTCATGTGAGACGGACTATTTTCGCTTGCTTGTGCATTTCGAAAACATATCTCACTATTTGCATCAAAAATATTGTCTTGAGCCTTTGTCTTCATTAGAAAATGACTTGCCGTTATCCATCTTCCTGCAAAGTCTCCGTTTGCATCGCGCTTTACTAAAGTATTGCTGGAAGAATTAGATGTCGCTTCTTTTAGCATGTCAAGATTATATCCATCGGCAGTAACTACCTCTTTCCATGGATGCCAGCC